TTATCATAGTTAAGTGAGTGCCTGTCAAATGTAGAAAGTTCATACTCCTCCGTCATTGATAGACAGTTCGTGGGACAATATTCTACACAGTTTCCGCAGAATATGCAAGCCCCAAAGTCTATCGAATAATTTCTTAATTCTTTTTTCTTAGTTTGTTTATTCATCACCCAATCGACCACTGGGAGATTTATTGGACATACTCGGACACACACTTCACAAGCAATACACTTGTCAAATTCGTAGTGAATACGTCCACGATACCTTTCAGATGGTATCAGTTTCTCATAAGGATACTGTATGGTTACAGGTCTCCTTCTCATATGATCAAAGGTTACTTCTAACCCCTGCCACATATATTTGGCAGTGTCTTTAATCTCCTTTAAGTAATTAAAGATTGCTTTCATTGCATTGGATGAAATAAAAGATCTGGAAAGAAGTAATTAAACTCTATGAGTATAACTGCTGTGATAGTTAGCCAAATGGTTGCTACAACTGGAGCAGATCTAAACCATTTTGTATAAAAGATTTTAAAAAGTGAGTTCATCGTTTTACATCATGAGCACAACCATCACCAGTATAGTTATCACTATCATAATATCCATTCTTTGTTCCAAAGTAAAGTGTGGATGCTACGAAAGGTAATGCAACTATGGTCAAGAAAATTCCAAACATTATTTGCTAAACTTTTTCTTTGATCTTGCAACATAAAGGGTTGCTAAACCAAGAACTACAATAGCACTAATAACTTGGACTATTGGAAAAGCAGGATAAGTTGCAGTGGGTGCCTCCCAAGTATATGGTAGGAAGTATACTGATGGATTTGATAGAAAAATCATTTTAAGAATAAGTGAAGGTTTTGTTTTTAATTTTAGTATCGTTTTCTCCCGTTCTTCCAGGCCTCATCTTTCCTATACCAATGCGTTTATCTTTTCCTAATCCACCTTTTCTCGTTGCTGAAAGAGTGCCTGTTTTTTTCGTTTGAGTAATAACTGAATCTTGTCCATACTTTTTACCTAACGATTTAATTGCCTTTTTAAACTTTCTCTTTCCCATTTTACCAGAGGTGACAACATGACTTCTTTCTTTCACCTTTTTAGTTTCTCCAGTTTTCTTATCTCTCTCATCATACCTACCAGTAACTTTTGTAGCACCAGGTAATCCTTTACCTCGTATATCTTTATCTAACTGCTTTGCTCTTGCTTTATTCTCTGCTTTTGATTTGTCAGCACGACTTCCCGAAAGAATGGCCATTCCTCCTTTATCTGACTTCGCTTTGATTCTACTTAAACTGCTCTCATCCAATTGAGAGCAGAATTCTTTAAATGTGATCATACCACTAGAGAAATAAATTCACCTAATACCTTTTTATTTAGTTTTTTCGTCTTGAGTGACTTAACAAATGCTCTTTTAATCTGTGCTTTTGTTGCATCTTCATTAACATCAAACTCAACATCATCTGCTAAATTTTCTGCTGACAGTGTAAAGTAAGTATCATAACCAGAGTTTTTAATAGAGAAACTTTTACTTTTTCTCCAATCTCTTTCCATAATTCTATACTCTTTACTGTACTCTGATGCATACATTTTTGCAAATCTTAGAGCTTGTGATTTAGGTATAACTCTAATACCAATAAAGTTTACAGTAGGGAATGAATCCTTAAGATTATTCAAGAAAGTTTTAGTGAAGTCATGATAACTCCAACCAAACTTATATGTTGCTCCCAACTTACGATCTCTCAACATTACTCTATCAGGATTAACATTGCGAGATCCCATGTATGGTTCATCTTCCCAACTACGATCTACCTTTATATGATATGGTAATTGACTTGCTTCACCATCAGTTAATATAACACATTGAACTTTTTCAAGTTTATTCTCTTTCTGAAAACGAGGTAGAATGCTATGTAAGGCTATCAAAGTTTCATTTAGAGGAGTTCCAGATAATTGAAAATTTCTAGGAATATCATAACGGCAATTAAATCTTTGTCCAAAGGTATAAGCCAATCTCCAAACATTTTGCATTTGTTTTTCTAATTTCTTACCATTAACTTTACTTGTTAATAAATTCATTAGAGAAAAATGTTCATCAACAACCATCTGATATTCTTCAGGTGTGTAAATATCTCCACCAGTTAAACCTCTTCCAGAAACATAATAAGAATCATTAGTTCTATTATATTCATTAGTAAAAGCATATACATCAAATGGAATATTTACTTTTTTACAAAACCAAACTAGATTAAAGAGTTGTCTTATTGTATCAAGCATGATATGTGACATTGATCCAGACCAATCTAGAATAAAAACCAAACCATGATTTTTACCATCAGGTAATATAGTTACCTTCTTAAAAAGATCTTCATTATACTTATAAGTATGAAGTTTTGTCGTATCCAATATACCTGTTCTAGCAATTGAAGCACGAGCATACGAACTTGCTGCTTTCTTACATTCAAACTCTTTAACTAAGTAATTAACTTCTTTTGAAGCATTTCTTTTAAACTCAATGTATTCAGAATCTACTTCTTGAAAAGGATTGTATGAAGGACAACGATAAGATACACCATATTCCTTTATCATATTTTCAGTTTTAACTTTTTCAATATCAGCAATAATAGAATCAATTTTTACTTTTGGGAGAGTAACATAAACATTCTCTACACCTTGGCCCAACTTTGTTAGATTTTGTAGTTGTGATTGAAGTGATTCTGCAGTTTTTACATCTAAATCATCATCATTGTTCTCAGGTATAGAGGGTTGATCTTTTGATTTTTGGCCACTCTCATCCATCTGAGGTGTTTGCTCAGATTCACCTTGTGATTTACCTTCTTCCTCTTCACCCTCACCTTCACCATCCTGTGACATGTCATTCATATCCATGTCAGGTGATTTTGGTTGTTGATGAAAATCAATGTCAGCAACTTTTTTCTTTTGATCTTCTAATCTTTCTTTACAGTATTCATACAATTGTCTAGATGCTTCAATGACATCATCAAAAGTTTGGCAAGAATCTATTAAATTGATAATCTCTCTTTCACGAGTTGTAAAAGATATATCAATGAACGAACCAATCTTAAAATATAGATTAGCCCTATCAGCAAGATTAAAAGTGTCAAGATCTTCATTTTCTATGGAAAAGAAATCACTTTCATGTAATTCACTATATGCTCTATAAAATATTTTGGGAAGACCAGCATACTTACGTTTGATCATTTTCTCAATACGAGCATCCTCAACAACATTCATAAATTGATGAGGTATATCTTCAGGTGGATCTTGATTTGGTGTGAATAATGCATGTCCCACCTCATGTGCAACTAACATATCGTAAACATCATTGCTTGCCTTTTCCCAAACAGGTAAAATCAAAACACGAGTATCCACGTTGAATTGTGCTGTTTCTACATGCTTGTGCTCTACTACTAAGTCCTCAGTGGCTAGTAGTTTTGCGAGTTGTGATTTGATTTCCTGTTGAACTGCCATGTTTTTGTCTTTTGTCTTATATGGCCATTATACGACGAAACCGCCTCGAAGGGCGGCTTTCTAGACACTTTGTCAACTGTCTACGTCTTGCCTTCGCTTGACGCAAGGCTTGTGGCTTAAGCGTTCGTTTTTGTTCCTTCTTGGAATGATGCTGCCAATTCGGGATATAGTTGCTCAATGTCCCTCCTGCACATGGTTCTGATATTATCTATAAGATTACCAGTTTTCTTCAATTTATTGGACTCATCATATGACAGTTTTTCATATGGAACATCCTCAACTTTAAAAGGAACTCCAAGAACATCACTCATCCATTTACTAAAATCATCCCCAAAACCATTTTCAAATTTCCATAAATGAGTCTTATCAGAAATAAAATCCACTTGTGGTCTATACCAATTAACTGCTTCAGTCAAAGGAAAATTATCAAGCATCATTGAAAACATCATGGGATCCTCCATCGCTTCTTGAATATCTTCACCATACATTCTTTTCAACCAACTAGATGCACTAAAGAATCTATTGATAGGATTTCTTATGATGGCTATATGGGGAATACCATCAACATTCAAATGTTTCTCATATAATTCTTTATGAAAATGTGCTAGTTCTATCCCATCAACACTTTCCCAAATATGTTCTTGCTCTAATTCAAAACCATTCTTTTTAAAATTTTGTTCCAAGAATCTACCAGCAGTTCTGGGAATATGTACAAAAAGAAATCTTCTTCCAGATGAGTGTTTATAAGTCGGCATTGCCTTTAGCAATCTCTAAAACATCCTTAGTTGGAAACCAACCAGTGGATCTTAATATAGTTGTGTCTGCTACATTATCGTCTGCCTCACCTGGTGTATGCTCATTTATTGGGAGATTATATTGACCAAATGCTTCTGCTAAATCTTTCACAGGATAAGACTTACCATATCCAACAGAAACAGGGCCTTTTATATTTTTTGCCCACAAATATCTGATCGCACGACAAACATCTTTAACATGAATCCAATCTCTTTTATGTTTGGTTATATATTTTGCCTTTTTATTTTTCAATAAAGCAAACATCATATTGTCTCTACACTCAGGGCCATAAACAGTTGTCATTCTCATTCCTACTGAATTTGGAGGAGCCATAATTTCATTAATCCATTTACTCATACCATAAGGGTTATCCCAATATGGGCCTTCTACAGCACTAGAGGAAGCATATATTAAACGTGTATTTGTTTCTCTACACCATTCAAATAATGGTTTTGCCTTCACTACATTATTTTGATAATACTCATGAGGTTTTTCTCTACTCTCTCTTATATCTGCCCATGCTGCTAAGTGGATAACTAAACCATAATCACCACCTGTAAAGCTTTCAACATTATTAGGATAATCTATACCATGAACATTATACCCATGTGTTCTTCTCCAATCAGCAAACACATGTCTGCCTATGAAACCTCTATGTCCTGTAATTAATACTTTCATGTCACTGGCCAATCAATAACTTTTCTAATTTGTTCATTATACTTCCATACCTCTTTCAGCATGTCAGCATTTACATTATGGGATTCCATTTGTTTAATTAAAGAATTTATATCTTTAGGAAAACAAGTTCCACCAAATCCTCTATCATTATCTATACCAGGAACTTTGGTATGTGATTTACCTATTCTACTATCCGCAGTAACTCCTTCACATACCAAATCATAATCCATACCAACCACTTGGCATAAATCATATATTTTATTAAAATATGCTACCTTATAAGCAAGGAAAGTATTAGAGAAATATTTTATAGCTTCGCTCTCATCTGAAGAAGTAATGATACTTGGTATTTCAGGAAAACACTGCTCAAAGAAACGAATAAAATCAATACATAATTCTTCATCGCCACCAACAATATTTCTTTGAGCATTAGCATAATCCTCTATGGCATTTCTTGCAGTGAGAAATTCTGGATTATGAATTACATTATGCCTTTCAGTATATTTTTTAGTTGTTCCTATGGGAACTGTTGATTTAATAACAAATGTTCCTGTTAAAAGATCAGGAAGATTATCAAAAAAGTTATCAAGGATTGATAAATCACAACTTCCATCCATCTTCATTGGAGTTGGAAGACATACAAATATAAAATCTTGGTTTATTACCTCTTCTAAAGTATTCAGAGATCTATTTTTATCTAGATCAAATACTTTACATTCTGCTTTATCGCGTAGATTTTGATATACAGCATTACCTACAAAGCCATTACCAACAATTCCAATCATGATAGCATCCTACTGAATCCTTTTGTTTTTTCAAATCTTATATTATCTTCAAACTTATCCTCTAATCCAGTCTTATGTGATATAACAAATATATTAGCATCTTTAATTACATATCTGATAATTTTTAAAAACTCATCTGTTCCCTGACCATCTAATGAACTATCAAATACCTCATCCAATATCATTAAGTTTGTCGATATAGAATTTTTAAATTTAGCCACTTCTCTCCATGTAAAGAGTAATGCTAAATCTATTCTTTGTTTCTCACCTTCACTAAATGAAGCGTATGAAAAATCTTCATGTATGGGTGACTGGATGGTTTCATTAAACTCCTCATCGAGAGTAAAGTTTATATAAAAATCCATCATCTGTAAATATCGATTTACCTGTTGATTGATAAGTGGTAGATACTTTTTGATGATCTTTGTTTTAACTCCACCATCTTTTAACAATTCATAGGTGAAATTAAAATATTTTATTTTTTCTTTTCTAGATACTAACTCATCATAGGTTTCTTGTAAACTAGTTTTAAACGATTCTAACTTCTCATGTTCAGTATTTCTGTTTTCAAGTTGATCGGTAAGTGTTTGAATTTCACCTTCCAGATCTCTGAGTTGTCGTTGACAACCTGAAATCCCAGTATTGTTTTTAGAAATGCCATGCGTGAGTGTTGTAATCTCCTTTGATAGTTGAGTAAAGTGACGCTCTCGCTCTTGTTCTGTTTTAATTGCATCTTCAAGTTGTTGAAACCCAGATTGCAACTCTTTGGCTTTAGTTTGAGCGTCGTCAATTTTATTTATTCTAAAGTCCTCATCTATAGATTGTGTACAGGTAGGGCAAACTGTATTTTGTGTGAAAAACTTATGTTCCTTCGTAACGGACGCTACCTTTTGTGATATTTTTCCTTTCAAATTATTAAGTTTAACTAATTTTTCACTTGCTCCCGTTAAAGTTTCTTGTTGTTTTGTAAGGTCTTCAACTTGAGATTCTTTAAGTTGATTATGTTCTATGTGAGCATCAATTTCAATATTGAGCACTTTAATTTTACTCTCTTTCTCTTTTATATTTTCTTTACCACGGGATTCAATTTCCCCTATAAATTTACCTTGCATCTCTACCTTATCAGTTAAGGATTCTTTCTTCAAATCTAAAGTTTTTAGATCTTCTCTTACTAAACGAATCTTATCCTTAATGATATTATTCATCGATGTGAATATTTTTATATCTAAAAGATCTTCAATAACTTCTCTACGATTTGATGCACTGAGCTGCATAAAAGGAACAAACGTACTACTACCTAATATAACAATTTGAGTAAAAGATTTATAATTCATCTTTACTACATTTTTTTCCAACCACTTTTGCTGGTCATTTGCTGAAGCAGATTGATCTAAAAGACTATCATTTCTCCATATTTCAAATATATTTGGCTTGATACCTCTTATAACTTTCCAATTAATTGTCCCAATAGAAAATTCAACTTCAACTCTACAATCTTTTTCGTTAGTAGCATTTATTAATTGACTTTTACTAATCTTACGAAATGGTTTACCAAATAAACTAAAGGTCAAAGCATCAAGAACTGTGCTCTTTCCAGAGCCATTTGTCCCTACAATTAAAGTAGTAGAAGAAGATTTTAAATTTATTTCCGAATACTGATTACCAGTTGACAGAAAATTTTTCCAACGAACCTTTTCAAATAAAATCATTTTTGACGTTAGGAGGGATTACAATATCATTCTTGGTGATGATAGTGTATTCATGCCCATGAACTTCACAAACATCAACCATCATCTCTTCATCAACTTCAATAATATGCATATCTGGATAATCTTGCTCTTCTAAAAGCATAGCATACCTAGATGCATCATCTTCATCCTCCCACATATAAAGGACTTGACGACCATTTTCATCTGCAACTGAATATGCACCCTCATTTTCTCTACCATCAACAGCTAAGATAAACATCACAGTCTCTTTCCACATGCATGACAGGTTTGTGGGCCTACCTGAGTTGGATCATCCATATACGAGAGATCTGGATAATGCAAATAAGTACTAAGAACATACTTATTAGTAGTTTGTGGTGGGAGGCCTTTATGAGGATATTCCCAAGTGGGATTAAACACTACTACTCTACCACATTTTGGCGTAATATTCAAGTCCTGTCTTGTAAAAACAGTATCTCCATCACAAGTGTTTAGATAAAAAAGAAAAGACAAAGCTCTTTTTGATGTTCTGAGTCTTTTAATATCAACATGTTCATCAAAACGATCACCTGTATTAGGAATATACCTTTTAAGTCTAAACTCCTCTAATGATTTAAAATCTGGTAAAAATTTTGTATTGACATCAGCAATATACTTATCATATACCCTAAGAACAAATTGAACTAACCCACTGGTATATTGTTTTGCATGAGTGTTAATGCACATCTCAGTAAACTGTGGGCATTGATTTCTATTAATTTTACTATGATTTTCTTTTAGGTTTTCAAATGATTTTATTAAACTATCACACCACCCATCAGGAAGGGCTTTGTCATATACACGAATAGTATCATTCATATTAACTCACAAGCCTCCCTGTAAACTTCTTGAATCATCTTCTGAATTCTAGATTTCTCCAAATCTATTTCAGATTCCTCAACGTATCTACTTAGTATGGATAAAGTATCCTCAGATTCAAATGCTTCAAAATCTTCAGACTCTTGCAAATGAAAATTTTCTACTATTTTTAATTCTGATATATTAGATGCATATAATTTATCTACAAATTTTTCAAATTTTTTAGGATTTGTTTTTTTTCTTACTATTAGTTTTACAATTTTATTTTCATATTCTCTAGTATCAAAAGTTTGATAATCATGATCACGATAATTTATTATCTTATGTAATCTATAAGGATTGTTTACAGGAGTATGTTCTAAGGTGTCAGTATCAAATATATGAAACCCACGATCCTCATCATTTACATCATTCCAGAAAAATTCATACGGACTTCCCAGATAGTAAATATTATCCTGACTAGAACGACAATGATAATGTCCAGAGTAAGTCTTTTTAAATTTTTTAAATATATCAGATTTCATTCCATGCTCCATCATATGGCCTGGAGTTGCTCTGAATCCATTAAGTTCCAAATGCCCCATACATACGGAAGCTCTTGATTTTTTAATTAAACCGATACTCTCATCTCTATTCTCTCTATTAATCCAAGGAACAAGAAGAATATTTAAACCATCTATCTCTATAGAGGTTGTTTCTTGATATATTGGAATATTATCATACTCTCTTAATAATAAATCTACTGCGTTTACGTCATTTGTATTTTTATAGTATATGTCATGATTACCAACAATACTATGAACTATGCAACCCATGTCACGCAAACGATCAAAATAGTGATCTTTGGCCCATGTTAATGCAGCAAAATCTATACCTTTCCTACTATCAAAGGTATCACCCATATTAATAATCGTGGTGATACCTTCCCTTTCTATAGTTGGGAAAAATATGTCATTATAGAACTTCAGAAAGTAATCATGAAAAAGTTTTGAATTTTTTCTTGCTCCAAAGTGCTGATCAGTTATGATAGCAATCTTCATTAATAACGAAGCTTAGAATGCACAGCGTCTTTGATACTATTATAGTCTGCTGAATCCATTCCGTCAACCGAATCTCCAGAAAAGACTTCATCAAAACCAGATCTCTCAAGGATCTTGTTTTTAATTTCTAATTGCCTTTTCTCTCTTGATATCCTACGAAGAAACGCATAATGAATAATCTGCGTAAAGTAAGCAAAAGGATTTTTGGATTTCTCAGGATTAAAATTATGTATGTACTGAACGCAATTTTCGATTCCATCAGAAATCATGTCCTCCTTGAACATGTAATTAACAAAATTTGGCTTAAATGACAAATGATTTGCGATCTTTAAAAAACACTCACCGATATAACGAGGAATTGGTGGCTTTTGTTTATCCTGAATTTGTGCTATTTCAACATCTTCACGATACTTAATTAGTGCAGCCAGGAACTCCTTGTTATTAACGTAGTGTTCAGACCGTTTTCTCTTTGGCATAGTTCCTGATTTTAACATAAGTCTTTATCACTATTATGTAGATAGTATAACATTTCTACAAACAGTTGACAAGTCTTTGAATTACCTTTAGAATAACTCTGTCAGGGTTCAAGGGAAGGCTTAGCTACTTTCTTGTTTATATATTTTTTCTAGTATATCTTTAGCATCATTAACGGAAGCAATATATCCCATTTGTCTATTTAACTTAGGTTGTCCAGATTTACTCCTAGATATATCTTGAACATATTGTTGATATATTCTAATAATTTCTAAATCATGTGACTCGGACATTGTTATAACATTATTTAAATCTATTATAAACATATCTTCTTTTGTTGTTTTCAACCAAGGCTCAACTTTATATCCAACCATAGCACCTCTTGATTTTACCTCAACAATAGTTATTGGATTAGAGATGATCAGCATTGTTCTATTTTCTTCTTCAGAAGCCGCGACCTTGGCATAGATCTCCTCTCCAGATTTTAATTTTAGTGTTGCGTAGAATTCGTCTTCTATCATTTTTTTAATTGTATGGTGATTATTTCATAGTTAAAACTTTCTTCATTGTAGATTTTAATTCTTTCTATAAAGTGATTAAGGGTGTAATTCTTTCGAGACTTGAAAGTGCAATCATCAGAGATATCGTAAAGCACTGCTTTATGTTTATTTTTTGTTCTACGAAGAACTCGTCCAATGCTTTGGAGATTTCTAATTCTCGATTTTGACGGTGAGGCAAAGATAACGTTATGGAGGTTTTTAATATTAATGCCTGTAGAAAATGTTCCATAAGATGCAACGATAATAGCATTGTTTTCTTGTTCAGTTATTTCTCTAACAAGTTCCCTCTCTTCTGCGTCTACACCACCATGAACAAAAAATATCTTCCGTTCATGTTGCTTATTATTATTTATCAAATCATAAAGAACTCGACCATGAGCTTCTACTCTAGAGAACAAGATCAATGTATTACCACTTAAATCTAAAGAAAGATTTTTAATAAAATTATTTCTTTGCTCATGTGTAATTAAATATTCTATCTCATCTTGGTAGGTTTCAAATTTTTGAGGTGGGTGTTTTAGTATTAAACACTGTATATCTAATTGTGATAAATGACCTTGCTGCATCAATTCTTCAGTTTTTGTAACTTTATATGATGGGCCAAACAATCCTTCTAAAACCCATTTATGAGTTTGTGTGCCATCTAATGTTCCAGTAAATCCAAATCTATATTTTGCATGGTGCAATTTTGTCATTATAGATATAAGAGACTTACTCTTAAATAAGTGAGCCTCGTCACCAATAACTACATCATAATCTTCAAAAAATAATCTATCTAGTTTATAAACAGATTGCCAAGTAGTAATTGTGACTGGGTTTTCGTTTGTCTTTTCCTTACCAGAATATATGCGATGACAATATGACTCAGCATCCCAACCATAGTCTTCAAAATCCTTATACATCTGTTCTACTAAAGATGTCGTTGGAACAATTAAGAGACTTTTTTGACCTTTATCAACGTAGTATCTTATCAGAGTATAAATCATCAAAGATTTGCCTGAAGCAGTTGGTGATATCAATAGCTTTCTATTATGTCGTAAAGCATCGTATACTCCCTGAACTTGGTATTCTCTGGGACGATGAGAACATATAGATCTCATATAATCTTTTACACCTTCATATGATATATTATCATTTACTTCAAATGGTGTTCCGTAATATTCGTTATCTACAAAAACGTAACTATAATCGTGTCTCTGACAGAAAGATATAATTTTATCTAACAATCCAATATAAATTCTTTTTGACCTCATATCAAATAGATGGATCTCTCCATTCCAATTCCTACCACGATATTGTGGCATGAATTTTGCGTTTGGAACTTCAAAAGTAAAGTGATCCCTCAGTTCATATTCGATATGAGGCTCAGCATTAATTTTTAAAAAAACTTCATTCGCTTTAGAAATAACAAGATTGGCATTAGTGTCAATCACATATATTCATAAATCTACATATATTTATCAACCCATGTCAACCCAGCCCTGAATTAAACCTCATAAACTCTATGGCATTTTTTATTTGATATGTCCTATTCTGTATTACTTTTAAAATGCTTTCTAAGTATACAAGCATTGTATCATAATAATCAATCTTTAAAGATGCAGTAGATAGTTTCTCATCTGCGTCAAGATACTTGGTCATTGTATCCTTATCTCTTATCTTCTTTGGAAAAGGATCTTTGATGTAAATATCAGGATCTGCCTTACCACTAAAGTATTCATACCTTTCGTGTCTAATATTCTTTCTTTGCTGCTCTGCTCTCTTTCTTAATAGAAAGATTGTATTGTATATTCCAAAATATTTTGCATGTAGAGATGGGATATTCAATGATTCTTCATGTAGATTGTCTCTATCTATCTTTGAATCTTTTTCCCACATCTCTTGAATTGCTTCAAGATCAAAGGTCATTTCCTGCTAAATCAGTTATATTGTACATAGTATACTTGAAATCCACGTCAGCTGTAAAGTATTCTACATCAGTATCTGTAGCATCAAATGTTATAGTTGTCAACCTATAGGGCCATAGATCAGTAAAATTGACATTAAACTTTGCCACCAGATTACTTGATAATATCTGGAGCGTTCCATCTGAATATATGTTTTGCCTATCTTTTTTGAAGTTACCTTTTAAAACTGCTTTGCTTTCAAAATCTCTAAACTCTTGAATACTCTCAGGAAAACCGAGTCCACGTATCCAGTTTTGCAGTTCCATATAGTTTTCTAGATTTTCATCAACTAAAAATCTTAAACTTAAATCTCCAAAAGAAATCTTATCACCAGGTGTTGGAATATCTCTTAGGTATGTTGGTTGTGTTGCTTCGCCTAAATTTAAATCAGGTATATTTGCTTGATTGCAAAAGAAAGCAGCCTTAGGACTTCTCTTAAGGTTGAATTTGAATCCAGTTGGTGCTAAAAAATTTCTATTCTCTAATTGAGAATCTCTGCCTCCAATAGCCATTAGTTCATGCAGGTCTCCGTATTCTATTTAGATAAAAAAAAGACCCCCTCGAAAGGGGGTGATTTTTTATTTTATCCTTTGAACAACAATACCCTCTTCTTCATTATGACCATAATTTCCTTTTATTGTTCTATATTTTCTACCTTGTGCTGTTAATCTACAAGGTGCTTGGGGACGATAATTGTGCTTTTTTTGTGATTTTGTCATATCAGTAAATGGTATAAAAAACCATTGTCCAACTTCTGTCAATAAATCAAAGTCATTTTCTTTTTGTGCTTTTCCTCTTGTAGTAGTTTGGAACAAACTTAGGAGTTGATCCTCATTGAAAATTTCGCGAGCCATGATAAAAATGATTTATGTGCAAATTATAGCATAAAAAAAGTCCCCCTGCAATAGGAGGACTTGATTGAAACAATTCGTAATATCCGAATTACATGAGGTTCTTAACAGCAACACGTCTGTAGTAACGGTTCTGGTTAACATTAAGTCCACCAAGACTCTGGTTAATACCTTCAGCAAATGGGTTTGCGACAATACCATATCTTGTCTTAAATCCAATTTTTGGCTGGAAGGAGTTCTCACCCACCGCACGAACCATCTGTAGTGGAACGTATGGGCAGTAGAAGAGACCAGCATCATAAGGAGATGTACCTTTGTATCCAACAACGTAGTACTGATTACCACCAGTTGGAGCACCATTAGCAGCAGTTAGGTTTGCAGCATATGGGTCAATGTAGACACGGAATTTACCCATTAGGGTTCCAGCAAATGTATTGCCTGTGTCATCAACATTGAGATTTGCATTAAGTGCAGGAGTGTAATCAAGCACACCAGCCATGGTCAACGCAGAAGCAACGTCTGCAGAGCACATGATGATGTTGCCCTTTCCGCGACGAGTTCTTTGTGCAATCGCGTTAGCATCTCTTTCAATCTGGAATAATAGACCCTTGAATTTCTCAACAGACCATCTTCCGTTTGAGTCGATGTCTAGGTCAAATGTACCAGCATTTGCTACGTTTTGTACAGCACCTTGCTCTGCAACCTTGTAGATAGTTCTAATGACTTCCCTGTTGATTTCAGCAAGGATTTCAGTAGAAAGGATGTTAGCAAGTTCTGCCTCTGCATTCAAGCCATGAATTGCTTTCAAGTCTTGAGCGAGTTCTAGACTGTACTCTGCCTTTAAAGCACGAGACTTAGCAGTAACGGTGACTTTCTCGATTGAGAATGCCATCTGGTTGAAGGCATTTGTAGTCGTGCCGTCAAGTTTTTCTGCGTCGTCTGTACGCATACCCTGACCAACACTGTAGCCAGTAGATGCAGCAGAACCAACAGGGTTAAGAACTGCAGGGTTTGTAGCACTAGCACCAGTTGTACCCATACCAGCAGCAGTGTCTGTCATGCCGTTGGTTAGGTCGAAGCCGAAGTCCTGTCCAGAATATGCTGAATCTGCTTCGTTGTAGAATGCTTCTGTACCACCCATGCCATTTGGTCCAGGACCAACATAGCGTGAACGCATTGCGAAGATAAGTCCAGTAGGACCACTCATTGGTTGAACACCAGCTAGGTCGTATGCGACCAAGTTTGGCATTGCACGTCTAATTAATGAAATTAGAACGGGGTCGAAACCTGCTGTAGGGCCAGCTGCGGTTGCGTCTGCACTAAATCCAGCGTTACTACCTGAACTAGTGTTTTGGTTTGGTTGTTCTGCAAGGAACGAACCTGATTGAGCAAAATCTGTTTGCTCGCGTAAGAATTTCTCTTGGTTTTCTAACAGGACAGCTGTGACTGCTTTACGATGTGAATCCTTGATTTCATCAAGACCTTCATAATTGAGAAGCGGAGCCCACTTTTCCTGCAATTGTTCTGATTGGAACATTGCTTTTTAAAATAAATGTTTACGTTTGACTAAAATATTAAATTCAGTTATGACTTAAACTGGGATAGTGTTTTAAGGTATGCAGCCATTGAACCAGATACTGATTCAGGTGAACTATCTACACCTTCTGAAAGATTCTCAGTTTTAGTCGTTGGAGTTGCACTTGGGAAATAAGATTCCTTCAAGGTTTCCAACTTGTCACGATAAGATTCTTCACTTTCAAACTCAACACTTTCGGAAAGTGAGGCGAGCTTTTCTTTCTGAGTGGCTGCAAGGCCTTCAGAAACTGATTCGAGGATTCCGTCTGCAACTGACTCTGCGAGTCTGCTGTTTAGGGAAACGTTTTTCTCAATCTGCTCGTTGAGTTTTGTTTCCATTTCATCTAGTTTTTCTACCATACTCTCAAGTACATCATATTTCTCTTCAGGGATTGTTACATAATGATCTTCAAAAAGACTCTTCATTCCACTTAGGAATGACTCTGACATTTCGGTTTTGAGTCCCTGCTCTACAGCAAGTTGGTTCTCAGTGAACCATTCGTCAGCAACATATTCTAGATAAGAATCAACACGTTCGTTAAGTTCCTTCTTGATTCCTTCTACTTCCTCCGCAATAATGGAGTCAGCTTCTTTCTCAAGAGATTCTTTGATTGCTGCAATTCTTGAGTTAATTGCTGCTTCAAAGATTGTTTTTGCTTTCTCTTGGAATTCTTCTGAAAGTTCTTCGCCTTCGAGAAGAGCATTAACATCGTCATCGATGTTGAACTCTACAATAGGCTCAGACTCTTCCTCTACAACTTCCTCTTCAGTTGCTTCTTCTTCAGAAACTACTTCATCAGTTGTATCTTCACCTTCAGCAACTACTTCATCAGTAGTTACTTCTTCTTCATCAATTACAGATTCATCAGAGACTTCCTCTTCTTCCTTCATTCCCTTTGCAGGGTCAGCGGCTTTGGCACCTTTATTAACTACATCTTTTACTTGCTTAAGTGTAGCACCAGGTGATTTCAGTTTTGCTGAATCGTCATCTGGTTTGTAGTTATCTGGTGATGGCCCTCCAAGATCCTCCACATTTGGTGGTATGCCACCCGTTGTGAGTTTAGGCATTGCGTCTGGTGCTCCTGCTTTCGCATTCACAGCAGTCTTGGATTGCTTAGTGCTTACTTCCATTTCTTGTAAATCTCCACGAGGCATTAGAACAGCTCCGATTTTCCTGTAATTAAAATCTATATTTATTTAGAAGTTTAAGAATTTACAATGAATTTATAAATTCATTGAATAATCCCAATTTATGCTCTTCGAGACGCTTTTGGTCTACTAGAGTATTGATTGCTCTTTTGGTTTGTGATGCGAACTTCTCACGCAAAACTCCACCTTCCCATACCCATTCCTTACCTTCCATGATGCCCTGAACAAAAGCATCTGGTGCGGATGGGTCAGCAACAATGTCAGCTGCAGTTGCTAACATGAAGTCTTCACCGACTTCCATGAATCCTTCTTTATTTTGTGAAATTGAACCAATTCCACGAGAAGATACGCCAAGAGTAACACCTTCTTTCAAAAGTGACTCAGCGATTTTACCCATAGGTGTTGATAAAATTTGTGCCTTTCCAATAAAGTTGTTACCCTTTTGTTCAAGTGAAACAATTTTATGGGAAACTCTGTCGAGGTTTACGGTAGGGCCTTCAGGATGACCTAGTTCACCTAAAGCACGACCTTTATTGATATACGATTCAGTATATCTTTTCACCTCTTTTTGCATAATAGGAAGACGATACATCCTCTGATTACGATTTACCGTTTCAGTCTGAAGGAAAGGCCCTTTAATATAAAGAGTCTTCTTACCACCTCTAGTTTCGGTGATAACCTGCACACTTTCAATTTCTTCTCTAATCAGTTTCATTATGCACTCCCTGTGGTTTGAACTTGTTGTATCCATAATGAACCAGTACCATCTGCTCCAAAAGCACTTACTGCAACTGACTTTCGGAGAACTGCTTGACTATTTTGAGTGTAAGCAGTAGTAACTCCACTGATATTACTATCACGGAGATGTAATTTAGCTTGAACGTATCCGTTAGGAACGTAGTCTTCATTGATACCTGTAATTTCTTTATGAGAAATATTCAAGTTAGAATCGTTAGCACCTGATAGAGTAACGAAATCTCCAACGAAAAATGGATTTTGTTGACCTTGAGGCAAAGTAATTATAGTAGCAGTGCTATCTGCCTCTATATTCTCAATAGTATTAGTGCGAACATCTAATGCCAAAACCTCTGGCATCCCAGTACTAACAACATAATCAGTTGCTGCTGCTGTTGCAGGTCCAGTGCTTATTGCTACATGAGTGTCGGCATTGAGAGCAACCAACCTTACTGCATCCGATTGAACCACAAATTTACTGGATACTGTTGCAGATCCTTTTGTAATTGCAATCGATGTAGCTGTTCCTACGGGTCTATGTGCCATTATGGTAAAAAGTCCATTTACTAGTTATTTATATTAAGCCTCTTCCTCCTCCTCTGCAGGAGCATCATCTGCTTCTACTTCAGCTTTGGTCTCTGGCTCATCGAACATACTACTTGCTATTTCGGGTCTAACCGCATCAATTTTTTCTGCAGATTTTGCGAATAGCAAATCTTTGATCTTATTGCTTATATTGGATGGTGATTCATCCTTTGCAATCATGTCCATTAATTCATTTGATATTTCAGGCATTGTAATAAAATTGGTTCACAAATAGTATTTATACGGATTAATTAGATAATATTAAGGAGTACCACTCTTCACTCATACCACTGATAATATTATCAGCAGATGTTTGATCTTCAGCATAACCCTCATCGAGTAAATGCTTTACAACCCTTTCATAATTTTTATAAGCTTCTTTTGCTTCTCTAGGAGTTGGTTTCATCTTAACATCTAATTTTTTCTATTTATATTTCGCCACCGCTAGGTGCTTCTGTTCTACCACCATCCTTAACACCATCAAGATTAGGTTCCATAACTGGAGCACCTAAATCTCCACCAGAACCCTCTAAAGGAGCTCCAGTTTCAGGATCTACTGGTGCAGTTGGATCAGCAATAATTCCTTTTGATATCTCTTTTTTGATTATCTTATCCTGTTCTATTATCTCCTCATCAGTCTGTCTTAATATCTTACGTCTTACATAATCTTGAGAGAAATATCTTCCGATGTAAGGTTCTGCTACCTGAACGCTATTTAATCTTTCATTTAACAGTTCTGAATCTTTTAATTCTGAGAAATGATTGTCATACAAATAATCATATTGTATGTGTTCACTCATCGTTTCCCAATCTTCTGGAGTGATTACATTCTTCAATATAAGCTGAGTTTTCAGCATATCATTGAATAAATTTGAGAATCTTTTTCTTAAACGTGCAACAAATTTTGTAAATTTTAATTCATCTCTTAATATTTCTGAGGATCTTCCCAAATTGAATCCTCCCTCTCCGTCCATTCTTGATGGGGGTACGTTGAGCGACCTATATAATTTCTTTTTGAAGTACTCAATATCCGTGATTTCCCCAAGGTTTTGTCCTCCAGGAAGAGTAGTAATTTCAGTACCACGTCCTCCTTCTCGTCTAGGTAGCCAAAAATCCTCAAGCATCGCCATGTACTTTTTGTCATCTCGAACCTCCCCTGTAGATGCGTCGTAAACAAGTTTGTTTCGATATCTCATCATCACGTCTCTGAGATATTGCTCTGATTTGACTTTAGGTAAATTACCTACATCTATATAGAAAATTCTACGTTCTGGTGCTCTTGATAATCTGTATATTACTAGTGAATCCTCAATCATTCTAAGTTGATTAAGAGATTTTATTGACTTATGTAAGTATGAAAGAACAGATCCTTTATTTCTGTCAACTAAACCAGAGGTGCAATATGTAACTGCATCTTTTGCAATTTTGATACCTTTACTGGCACCAGTTGCATTAATATTACCAGTTGGATAAGTTCCTTTTGGATTGTAAATATAATATTCTTCAATTTCAGGAAACTGATAATCCATGGGGTCATGATTTGTCTTCATTGACAAATTAACACCATACTTTTGAGATTCAGTTTTCTTCTGCATTCTAACATGACGCATTTTCATTGCATCAATATAACGAAGTTCCTGAATTCCATCCATAGGATTCTTCAGATCAATAACCTTATGATAGTAGATTCTACCATCAATATACCAGTTGCGATAAATCTCATGAGATTTTTTATCAAAATCTAATAAGTCTTTTATATACTTAAACTCCTGTCTAATTTTATTTTTTATGCCATCACTAGCATTAAGATTGGAGAGTTCAATTTCTACTGGACTATCATGTGAATCTGATACTATAGCTTCGTTTACAATATCTTCAATCGCACTATCCGCTTCTGGATGAAGTGCCATTTCACGATATCTTTTTATAAGATCATATTCAGTTCGATATACACCCTCAATGTCAACGTAAGAACCAAAAAAACCACTACTCATATAGTGATCTACAGAGTCCTCATTATTTTGAGGAACTGGTGAGACCGCAGACTGAGATAGTGGTTCTGTGTTCTCTATCGAGAACCCAAATAATTTAGCCATGATTTATTAATATCTTTCTACTATTTAGTTACCCATTAGGACCGCCAGCCCCAGATATGGAGAAGGATTGAACTTGGAAGTCCACTGTAAATTCCTCAATAGCGTCACTATTATCATAAGATAAATCTATTTGAGATACGTTTGTTGGGAATATGTCAATAAATTCATACTCCTTCAACACTGAATTTGCATTTCCATCTTGGTTTTTACTGTTTATTACAGAACCTCTACCAAGTTGATAAACTTTAGCATTAGTCATGTATGCAGAAGGATCAGTAGCTCCAAGGTTGTTAGAAAGTTTGGAAATTAAATCCATCCATTCCTCCATTGCATTCCTTAGTCTAAAGTCCTCATCGTTAATGATGGTTACAGTCCATATATCAAATGTTCTGTCTCCAGCAACTTTGAAAATACGACCCCTGAACGGAACATCAATGTTTGCGATATTAGATGCAGGTAAATTAGCAGCTTTACACATGTATCTAAAGTTATCAGCATCCCATGTGATTCCTGCAGGTAGAGTTGTAAGTTCAACTTCAAACAGATTAGGCCTTGCACCGCCCCCAATGAGGGCGGCTTTAAAATCTGAAATTGTCTTGTTTTCTCTGGTGCTTGCCATTTGCTGTGTGCTCCTTTAGTTATTTAGATGATGATTAATTAAACTCGACCTGCGACTTCTTCAAAACTTACTCCAGTTCTAGTAGCAACAAACGTAAGTGTTACGAAGTTGATAGACTTAGCAGGTTTCAAGAAGATATCAGCTCTAAATTCATTGTTGTCAATAACATCAGGAGTATTATTAGTTGTATCGCAAACAACTAGGAATCCAAAGAGTCCTCGTTTTGCTTCAACATCTCTCAAGAATGGTTCAACAATGTTTCTAAAGTTTGCTCTGGTAAGTTCGTCATTTAACTCGAAGAGTTGTGCTTCTGCAGCTTTCTCAAGTGCTTGTTCAATTGTTAAGAACAAACGACGAACGTTAATTCTATCAAATGCTGATGCAAATGCTAGAGCAGTTTTATCACCAAAGAGCATCGTACCTGTGCCAGGTTTTGTAATTACAGAGTTAATTCTGTTTGGATACAGTTGATCTCTCTGTTCCTTGGTTGGATTGTATGCAAGTTTAACTGCATTATTGATCATTCCCCTTTGCTGACCAGCAGGAGAGAACCAAGGATACGCAACAATATTTGTGCGTGTCATCAATCCAGCAACATCAGGGTTGGTTGGAATGTATCTAAACTCGTTGTTAAATCTATCAAACGTATATTTATAACCTGTATCAAATATTGCATATGATGATGAGGTTAATGGACTAAAGAACGTAAGTAGATTTGTTGTTTGCGTTGTAGTGTTAGTAACATTTACAATGTCCCCTTTATGAGGCCCTATAGTTGCAACACAATCTTTTCTAGACTCAGCAATAGCAATTAGTTTATTTGCTTTTGCTTGAGATTCATCTTTTGCTCCAAGACTTGGGCCCATGATTAGATAATCAACTTGAACCTCGTCTTTATTAGAGAACTTATCATATGATGTCATGAGGTCTGCAAGAGTTGCCTCCATTCCACCATTTTGACCAGTTGCAGGAACGCCAGCACTATAGTCTTCTCCACCACCAAGTGAGTATGTAATATTACCCAAAGCAGAGAATGTTGTATCCTGTGCTTTTTGACTCCATAAACCTTGTGCGGTTGTGTTTGGAGTAAAGTTTGTTGAGAATCCAGTAGCGATTGGTGTTGTTAGATGTCCATCTTTTGTCTTATGGAACGCATCTGTTGCTTGAGATGGGTTGTATCCAGCAAATACATTATCTGAGAAATCTGCAAGATACTGTTTGTAGTAAATTTTCTGAGGTGAATTTACAGATGATACTGCATCTTCTGCCTTAGATAGACTTACATGCTTCTCAAGAATCTGGCCCTTAATACCAGTTATTGTTCCAAAATCATCAACTACAGCAACGTGAATACCATCACCTTCTCCGTTTCTTTGAGAAACGTAGTTGTTAGTTACAGGTTTCGGTGCGATAGATTTCCAGAAAACTACTGAGTTTTCTAATGCCAAGGTTTGATTATTGTACCAGTCTTGTGCGGTAGCAACATCATATGATCCAGTAACTGAAGATAATCCAGCATTACCATGATCCCCATTTACAAAGAACAAACTATCGCTAGTATCAAATGATGCATACTGTGTATTCTCTGCATAATCAATTTTAGTTTCAACTCCGCTACCATCAACTCGTGCAACAACTTTTACATCAACTGATGAAGCTGAACCCGACGCATCGGTGCTAACTCCAGTGATTATACCTTTCAGGTGTCCACTAAATGTAGATGTGCTTCCTGCACCAGGAACAACTACACCAGATAGTGCTGCCGTAACACCAAAACCAATTCTTGCTCCTGCAAGGAATGGGCTAACAGTTGTAATTCCTAATGTCTGATCTGCTAAATCGTCAATGGTGCAAACCTTTAATCCGTTTGCCCATGAGCCTGGGTTCTTAGCAGCATAAGTGTATGCACCAGATTCTTTAAAGTTTTCTTGATAATCGTCGTAATTCTTTATCTTTAATGATGAGGTAGAGGCAACACCTACACCTGCATTAGCATTGTTAAGATTAGTATTATCTGTCCTGCAAACCTTTAATACACCACCGTATGAAAGGTAAGATGACGCACTCATCCAATACCCAAATTGAGAATCAGTAGAAAGTGGTTTACCAAAGACGTTTATTAAGTCTTCTTCTGTAGCAATATCAATAGGGTCGTCAATAGGGCCAATTGGAAATGGCCCTGCTATAGCACCAATGTTATCCAATACATTCTCAGCTCTCCCTACTGTTAAGTCAACCTCCCTGACTAACACACCAGGAGATAATTGAGGAGTCGCCATGCTTTTTGTCTCCGTAAGTCTCAGTTTATCTAGAAATTATTTATTGTTTACGACTTTTACATGTAATCCCACATGTACGAACGGTCTCCATATTCGTCTGTAAACCATCTATCACCCTGCGGATCAACAAAACTTTCGTCATCTAAACCATTATCCATAAAACCAAAAGGAGCCATATCTTGCTCTAG